TTTAGATATGAATATGAAGTTGAAACTGCAAGAGGTTGGGTAACTAGAGGTACTGGCACAGCAATGTATCATATTAACTATTCGGATAAAAAACAGGATGGTACACAAGCTGGAGCAGGTGGTAGATATTTGTTATCTGTTTATGAAGAGATTGGCTTGATGCCAAACTTTAGAGATGCGTTGTTATCTAACGTAGGTACAGTATCTGTAGATGGTGAACAATTTGGAGTTCAAGTTGCACTTGGAACTTCTGGTAATATTGATTTAGTACAACAAACTAAGTTAGTATTTGAGAATCCATCTGAGTATAATTTTTTAGAATATGAAAATATTTGGGAACCTTCTGATAAGAAAATTGGATTATTTATTCCAGCTTACTTAACTGAGAATAGGTTTAAAGATAAAAACGGAAATACCAATTTAGAACAGGCACTTAAGCATTATGAAGAAAGAAGATTAGATGCAGCATCTAAAGATGATCCGGCTATTCTTTATAATGAAAAAATGAACTATCCAATAGTTCCATCTGATATGTGGATTTCTAACAAAGGATCTTATTTTCCACAGATTGAGTTAATGGAAAGAGAAAGAGAACTTTTAATTGGTCAGAAGTATAAAGAATTAGCAACTCCTACAAAATTAATTTGGGATTCTAAACAACCTAATTTAGTAAGAGCTGAATACTGTTCTGAAACAGAATTGTTTCATACTTTTCCTTACGATAGAACGATTACTAAGTTAGATGGAGGTATTGCTATTTATGAGAAACCTCACTATATTAGAGGTGAAGTTCCAAATGATATGTATATATTTACGTTTGACCCTTATGTGTCAGATAATATAGATGAAGGTGGATCTTTAGGTGTGACTCTTGGATTCCTTAATCCTAAATATACTTCTGAAGGTTATAATGGAAACTATTTAGTTTGTTCGTATATAGGCAAACATCCAAATGGGAAAGACGCTTATTATGAAAATCAAGAAAAGCTTTTAGCTTATTATGGTAATCCATATAGAGGATTATGGTATGAAGCTAACCGAGGCGATTCTGTTAGAGGGTATTATACAAGAAAAAAGAAATTATCTCTTTTAGCTCTAGAACCAAATAAAGAAAGAGGTTCAGCAGCTTATTTGCAAAGAGTACTTAAATTTGGATTTACTGTTGGTAACCAAGTTGATAAGATTGAAATGTGTGATGACACTAACGATTTATTGTTAAGCCAGACAATGTTTAACGGTAAAAAATTAAGAGTTGTAGAAACTTTACCGTCATTATTTCTAGTTCAACAACTAATTCAGTTTGAATTAAAAGGTAACTATGATGCAGTATCAAGCTTTATTGGTTATCCTTTAGCTTTAAAGGAGTTGGAACATCAAGTTATTACAGAAAGAAGTAAACCTAAGTATAATCCGTTAGCAGCATTAGTAACAAACCCAAATCTGTTCAAACAAACAGATAGATTTACAAGAATAAAAGAAATCAATGAAAAGATTAGAGAACAACAATAACTCCGTGAATGGAGTACTTAAAGGAATTAAAAGAGCATCTGACATTATTACTTCTACTATGGGAGGCTCTGGGAAGAACGTTTTAATGTTTGAAAATAAAGAGTTGCAGTTTACTAAAGATGGTGTTTCTGTAGCTAAGAAAATTCAATTTAAAGATCCAGAAGAAGATGCTGGTGCTCAAATGTTAATTACTGCAGCTAATAAAACTGTTAAAGAGTGTGGTGATGGTACAACTTTAACTTCATTGTTTACACAAGAGTTAGTATCTAGATTATTTAAGATTTGTGAGAATTCAGATGTTAATGAAACATTAAGTTTGTGGTCTAAAGATATAGATTCTGTAGTACAAGAACTAAGGGAAAGATCTCAAAAAATTGAGAAGATCGAGCAGATTTTTAACATCGCTCTTACTTCATGTAAGAATGAACAATTGGCAAAATTGATTCATGAAATATATAGAAAGGTTGGTTTAAAAGCTAGCATTTCTGTACAACTTTCTAGTGAAAGTCCCCATACTTATTATGAAGTAACTAAAGGTTTAAACTTTGAAGGTGGAATGATTCATCCTGGTTTAGGAAATCAGATGAATGGAACATTCCAAGCAGAGAAACCTCATGTTTGGATCACAGATGAAGTTATGAATGATTTCCATGAGTACGCATCTATTTTTAATGAGTATGTTGAAAATAAAGAATCAGTAGTAATTATTGCTAGGGATTATTCTAGCTCATTTATTAAGTATGCTTATTCTAATAAGTTATCTCAAGGCCTAGATATTTGTTTATTAAAGTTGCCAGGTTGGGGCGCAGGAGTACAAGAAAATATTAAAGATATGAAAGCATTCTTAACTAAGAATCAGTGTAATAAGATTACTGTAACTCCTTATGATTTTACTATTTATAATAATCCTGCTGCTAGTAAAATACGCACTAGGGTGTTGCAGTTGACATCGCAAATTCAATCTTTTACCGAAGAGTTCGATATAATTGATTATACTCGAAGAATTGATAATTTAAATCAAACTGCAGCAATTATTTATGTTGGAGGTAGAACTTTAGCTAATGCTAGGGAAGAATTTGATAGAATAGAGGATGCAGTTGGAGCCTGTAGAACAGCATGCAGATCAGGATTTGTAAAAGGTGCTGGGGCAGAATTAGTAGATATTGTTAATAAATCTGATTTTAACCAAGAGTTAAATGAAGTATTGTTAGCGCCATTTTATAAGATATTAAAAAATGCGAATATTACTAGCATTGATATTAGTAAACTTCCGTTTAACGTAAAAACAAAATTACAGGATCCATTATTAGTAGATCCTACAGATGTTATTGTTACTGCCTTACTAAATAGTTTTGCATTAGCGACATTATTAATTAATACAAGTTATATATTACATGATTAAACTAAAAGTTTCTGAGTCAGAAAAATTTAAGGATAATGGTCAATGGTTTAAAGACTATATGGATGCTGTTATCCCTGGATTATTTCCTGAATCAGAAGATTACAAGGCTATGCTAACTGCTTATAAAGTAGTCAATAACGATTTATCAGACTTTAAAGATCTGTTAAAACAGTTTTGCAACCCATTAGCAGATACAGTTGATATGGTTGAGGAAGAAATTTTACCATATCCAGAACTGCACAATGCAGTTAATGTTTTAAAAGGAGAGGTTGTTCAAAGAAGAGATCAATTGCACTTGATGCTTCTTTCTGCAAATGCAATTAAGTCTAAAAATCAAAAGATGTTTGAAGCCATCAAATTATCTGTTGATGAAAAATTAGGTTTAGAGTTGCAAAAGCAAGAGATGCAAATGCAAGGTATGGATGAAAAGCAAATGGATGAATTTATTAAGCAATTGAGAACTCAATTGGAACCAGAAGATTTAGCACAAAAGAATTGGTTATCAGAGATTGAAATCTTTTATAATAAGTCATTAGACTTTTGTACGTATGATCAAAATCTTTTAGATAAAAAAGCAGATACAATGTCTGATCTAGCTATTGCAGATAGATTGTTTATTTATTCTGGCTGGAAACACGGTAGACCTACTATTGAAGTTAGAAATCCTCTTTATGTTGTTTGGGATAAATCACCAAATGAAAAATACATTCATAAATCTAGTTGGATTGCATATCAAAAACCAATTCAACTAGTTGATGCTATTGAGGCTTATAATTTGAAAGATGAAGATATTGAAAAATTATCAGTTACTTTTGGCTCGGGTTTAGACAAAAGACATTCTTTAGGTAAGGATGGTAAGATGGTATTTGATCATACTAAGCAGGATTTATTGATTAATCAAACTCAAGGTAATACTAATAAAGATATTGGTTTGAGTCAAACTGATGGTCAAATAACTAATCCGAACTTAGTGTGGGAAACTCACTTTGAGCTTAAGGCTTTTAAAGAGTTAATCTTTTTAAGTTATACAGATAGTTATGGAGAACCTATTACGTCTGTTTTAGATTCTAGTTTTAAAATTCCAAAGACTGCTAAAAAAATTGAGTTTACTAATCGTTATGATATAGAAACCGAAAAGTATGTTTGGGAAGATCAAGGAATTCAGTTTGAAGCTGAAAAAATTTGGATACCAAGAAGATATGAAATTGTAAGATTGGGTCAAGAAGTATATCCAGTATTCAGAGAAGTTCCATATCAGAATACAAATATTGAACGACCATTTGAGACATTTCACTTGTCTACATTTGGAGCTGTAGTTAACAATAGAAATGCTAAATCTGTTTCTCCTGTACAAAGAGCTTTGGCACCCTATTTACAACTTCTTTATATTAAGTATGTTACCAATAAAGAACTGAGTAAGTATCAAGGAGCAATTCAATCAATTGATATTGATCAAATTCCTGATTCACTTGGGCAAGATATTGATGGTAAGCCAGTTAGAGATAAATTATCTGCGTATTTAACAACTCTTAGAAAGACTAACAAAGATATTTTCTCTGGTAGTCAAGTTAGTAATGGAGCATTACCTCCTACTACAAGATCTCCTGGCTCTCAAGGTTATCTTATTGGTACAGCTATTGAATTGATGAATTTGCATCAGTTATCAGAACTGGTTAAGCAAGAAGTTGCTTTAGCAATGGGTTTATCTCCACAAAGATTAGCTTCATTTCAACAAGGTTCTAACGTGACTGATAATCAACAAGCAGTTCAGCAAAGTTATGCCATTACCGAACCTTACTTCTTTATTCACTCTTTAATTTGGAAAGATGCATTAAATGATTGGTTGTGTAACTGGAGATCATATTGTGAAAATCAAATGAAACTGCAAAATGTTTCTGAACTTTCATTTCAGTATTGGCTTCCAGGAAATATTCAAGAAGTATTGCAGGTGTTTCCTCAATCGTTGGAGCATACAGATATAGGATTATTCTTGTCAGCATCTTCTAGCTTTGAAAGATATGCCGAAGTTATGTTACAAAATGCTCAAGCTTTTGCACAAAATCAAGGTCAAGGTATTACTGCAGTATCTCAAATTATTAAGGATATTATGTCCAAAGCTTCTCCAGAAGAAATTCATAAAAGAATTCAAATTGAAGAAGCTAAAGTATTTGAGAGACAACAACAGTTACAACAACAAACTAATGATGGACAAAAACAGTTGTTGCAAATGCAAGATGAAGCTGCCATTAAAGCTTTTGAAAGAGAGAAGGAATTAGTCGTTCTTAAAGAAGAAGAAAGAAGAAAAACTGTCGTTGCTCAAGCAGCTATTTCAGCTTCCGGATTCTCTGAAGATAAAGATTTAGATGATGACGGAGTTCCCGACATTATTGAAATTATGGATCATTCTTTAAAAAAGGAAAAGTTGAATCTTGATGTGAAAAAGCATCAAGATACAATGGAAATTAAACGAGAAGAGTTGAAAATAAAGAATAAAATGGCTAACAAAAAACCTGCTGGAAGCAAATAATTTGACCTTATTGAATCCACGTCCACTAATTAAAGATGTTTTTATTAATATGTTAAGTGTTGGTAAAAACGTCTTTAATTTTGTGGTCTAAATGAAAAATAGATATGATATTACCAACATTTGAAAATGTAAATCCTTCTGACGTATTTCTTACGGTAGAAGATGAATTGGAAACTCAGGTAGAGGAAACTACCGAAACTACAGAAGCTGATGAAATTGTAGAAGAGCAAGAAGAGGAGCAAGAACAAGTAGAAGCTGATCCACTTGCAAAAGCTACTTATGATTCATTAGTTGAACACGGAATTATTGAACAGAATGAAAAGTTTGATGGAACGTTTGAATTTATAGACGATGAAATTTCTACGTTACCAAGTAAACTACTTAAAACTGCTATCGCAGAACTGCCAGAACATTCACAAGGAGTTTTGAAATACATTGCTACTGCTGGACAAAATCTTCAACCTGAAGAATTAAAACAGTATATGCGAGAGTATTTAAATGAGTCAGAAGTACCTGATGTAAGTACATTAGATTCAGCAAGAGATTTTGTTGAACAACATCTTAAAGCAAGTGGTCTTAGACCATCTGCGATTCAAGCTCAATTAGATGAGTTGGAAGAAGGTGGTGAATTAGTTTCTGAAGCAGAAAAACTACTTGCCAGTAAGGAGAAAAAAACTGACAAGCTTGTTGCTGATAAAGCGCAAGATAATCAGCGTTTGCAAGATGAGCAAAAACAATTTGTAACTTCGGTTAATGATACTTTAGCTGAACTAAAATGGTCAAAGCCACAACAACAGGTTGTATTGAATACAATACCTAAAGTAAATCAAATTTTACAAACTGCTGTTAAAAATCCAAAAGCTTATATTCAATTAGTTGATTTCTTGTCAAAGTTTAGTGGACAAGAATTTAACTTAGAAGATTACAGAAAACAAGGTGAATCTAGAGTTACTAGTTCTATTAAAAAGAATATAGAAAAATCTGGTTTTTCATCTGTTACAAATAAAACAAATTCAACTTCGGGTGCTCCTGAAAAAGATTTATTTAAAAATTACAAAATAGTCGTTTAATATTTACAATTAATTACAACTTAGAATGGATAGACGTACAGCATTAGTTACGCACGAACGCACAGCATTTGGTGGATCATACTTTGATTCATTCACACATGCTGCTATGTTCAGACAGTACAAACCTTTTGACTTTGGTGTCAAAGGTGCACAATTGTTTTCTGCCAAAATTGGCGAAGACATGGTTAATAAAAAATTCACTTACTATACACTTGCTCAAAAGCAAGTACATATGTTGCCGGGTGGTATTGATGAATACTCTTGGTATCTCATGGGTTCAACTGCAAGTGAATATCGTTTTACTGAATTGTTGGTAGATCCAGCATCTCAACCAGGTAAAGCTGGTGTGCGATTTAAAATTGCACTTGACAGAAATTATTTACATGAGCCAGTATATATTAAGTTGGCACAAGCAGATCTTCCTTTATTGCGTATCATCGGCCAAGGTGTTGAGCGTTCAGTAAACTCTACTGAATATGAAGTTGAACTTCAAACTGGCGACATGAATGCATGGATTCCTGTTAAGTATCTTCAACCTGGTATGACTTGTGTACAATCAACTACATTTACTGCAGATGAATTAAACACTAAGTACGGACCCGATGAATATGGTGAAATGTTTAAGTTGCAAAACTGGACAACTCAATATAGTCGTAAGGCAGAATTTACTGACAAATTTATCAGAACTGAAATTGATGCACGTAAAGAAGGTCGTCAAGTTGAAGGTTCTTACTCTGTAGGTGGAGTTAAAATGAAAGGTGCTGCCGTATCAAGTGGTTATGTTTATCAAACTACTTTGCAGGACAAGACTACTAAAATGATTTCCAAAGGTACCTTTATTACTAACATTGAAGCTCGTTTGGAAGAAAGAGTAATGTGGGATAGAGAGATGGCAATGGATGAAGGTCAATTGCAAAAAACTAAAGACTATGATACCGATAGACCAATTAAGATCCCTGCTGGTTGGAGACAACTTGTAAAAGACGGTCATTTCTTGGAACATAATGGTTCATTGTCTCTTGGTGATATCTTTAGCTTTTTCCAAAATATCTTCTTAACTAGAAAAGATTTCTCTGATCGTAAGATTAAAATCAGTTCTGGTGAAGCAGGTATTCAATTCTTAAGTCGTAAGATTTTTGAAGAATATTCTCAAATCCAAAGCATTGATACTTTGATTGCGCAAAAACGTACTGATCCAGAAGGGTTCCACTCTAATGAATTGGAATACGGTGCACAATTTACCAAGATCAAAATGTTCAATGGTATTGAAGTATGTATCGTACATGATCCTACTAAAGATGATCGTTCAAGATTCCCAGAACTTGCTCCAGGTACTAATTATACTCTTGAGTCGTTCACAATGGATATCTTTGACTTAGGTATGACTGACCAATCTCCAAAAGGTTTAGCCGGTGACCAGAATATGGTTATGGTTATGCAAAATGGTGTAGAGGAATATTATACTGTATCTAACATCTATAACTTTGAATCTGGTGCTATCACTGATGGTTCAAACGCTTATGGTAACAACAAAGAGTTAGGTATTTATCGTACAATTCCTGGTTCTTTGAACGTATGGGATGTAAGCAGAATTGCAACTATCAGATTGAATCTGAATGCGTAAATAAACTGAAAAGAAGAGATCTTAACCGGTCTCTTCTTTTCTAATTTGAAATTAGAAAATAATAAACGATATGAAAAATCACACTATTTTATTTGTTAGTCCAGTTCCTAGAATTGCATCTCAAGGTAGAGATAGACAAAGATTCACAGTTATTAATCCTAAAACAGGACAGTTAGAACAAGGTAAATCTTTAGAAAAAAACCGCGAAGTTGGAACTTCTGTAACACTTAAATTTCCATTAGATAATTATACTGGAAGATATGTTACTGGATTAGATGAATTAATTCCTAATCCAATCTATTTATCTGAAGTAGATACTGTATTCTCGCAATACAATCTTTCCCCAAAATGGCAAGAGTTGATTCCAAAGTTGGTTAAACAACAAATGATTGCTCGTCAAACATATTTTGAAATTCTGGACAATGTTGATCCAGATTATTATACTACTATTGCAAAAGGTGGTACAATGTTGAATTTTCAACCAAATCAACTTCTTAATCGAACTCCAACTTTTATTGAATCTTTTTCAGTAGAATTTTTTGATAGACCTAATCGGTTTGTTGATGATACTCCTAGACAAAGAATGGCAATTCAGCTAATTAAAATTCATAATAGGATTGCAAAATCTAAAATGGAAGCTAATCCGGTTGAACACTACTTTTATATTTCAGAAGAAAATGAAGCTGAAATGGAAAAAATGCGTAAGCAAGATATGCTCGATACTGCACTTTATGAAAAAATTAAATTGCAAAGAGAAGCATCTGAGTTTATGAATTACAAAGTAGCTTCTTTGCTTACGACATATCAAGATCGACCTATTGTTAAAGGTGTAACTACTAGAGATGGTGTTAAACAAGCCTTAAACAATTATCTAAATGATAGAACTCATCAATTAGGTAATGTTGAAAAGTTTAATCGTATTATAGATTTACTTAAAAGTTCTGAAGGAAAGCATAGACTTGAAGTAATGTATTTGGGACAACAAGCTCTTAATACTAAAGTAATTGAAGTTAAAGATGGATATCTTATCTGGCATTCTAGATCAGCTACTAAAGATAAATATAAATGGACAGATTATGAGAAATTCATTTCTTTCATTGTATCGGAAATGTTAGTGTTTGATCCTACAAACGAAGATACTTCAATTGTCAATTGGTATAACGAGTTATTCCAAGAAGTGAAATCTAAAAACGCCTGGATAGAATAATGACTATAGAACGTCTTCATCAAGAAATCAAGTTTAGGTGGAATAAAATGAACTCTAATCATAAGAAGGATTGGCCATCTGCATTTATTGATGATGCAATAAACAAAGCTTCTGATGATTTTGTAGAAATATTTTATTCTGGAAACGTAAACAAAGAATATAAATTGGGATTTGAAGTAACGCAATCAAGAATTGATATGCTACAAACTCTTATTCCAACGAACACAGATGGATCTATTTTATCTTATCCTGCAACTCTTATAGCTACAGGAGAATATAAAGTAGATCTATCTACTTTTAATCCAAAGTATAGACATTTTTTAAGAGCACACGTTGTGCCTGTTGAATGTCCTACAAAAATCATTCCTATTACAATAGTAAGATTGAATGATTTAGATACAAAATTGGCTGATCCAAGTGTTCGGCCATCCCTGTTATGGAATAGATGTTTAGGATCTATTAAAAATAACATGTTAAAACTTTACACTAAAGACTATACTATCAGTTCTGTTAAAATTGAGTATCTTAGAAATCCGATAAAAGTATATTATGGAGGTTATGATACTTTAGAATTTTTAAAGGGCGATACAAATGCTTATAATGTAGGTGATCCACAAGTTACTTCTGATTTACCTGAACATACTCACGACCTTTTAGTAGATATGACAGTACAATATCTGGCAAGAACACTAGAAGATGTTAATAAATTAAATTTACAAAAAGAACAAATACTTTCTAAAGTATGAAGAAAACTAACAAACTTCCAATGGAAGCTATTTTGGTCATTACTGGTGATCAAGTTATACCTTCTGGTAACTTTGCAACTGCTAGTGCTGCACTTAATCTTAACTCGGGTCAGCTTGGTATTTTAAGTATGGATCCTAATTCTGCAGTTAAAACTTATGGTCAATACCTAGTTGCTGGAGATGATTCAAATGAAGTACAAGCTATTAAGTTGGTACAAGGTACTCCAGCTTCTCTTAACACACAACTTGCAGATATCTGGCAAGTAGGTGATCCAAGCCATGTTGAAACTGGTATTATTCGTAAGAATAAAATCTTTTCGGTAATGGTTAAAAAACCTAAATTTGCAACTCTTGGTGCACAAGCTGTAACTGGTTTTACTGCTCCAGTAAATGATGCAAACTATAATGGTTATCTTACCCTTGACTCTCTTCGCTACACCAAAGAATATGGTGTAACAAACGACAATTCAATTTACGCTTCTGTACCTGCTGTAAACTTTACAACTTTAGGTACTACTAATCCACTTGATTATGTACTCCAACGTCTTGCTGTTAATTTTAACAGTCAGTCTAAAGCAGTAGTTTCTAATACTCGCAAAGGCAATAAAAACTTTGTAGTATTTGGTATCAAAGTTGGTGGTGGTTCTGGTCAAGCTCTTGGTACAATTACTCCAACTACTCAGATTACATTTCAAACTGTTAGTGGTGTTAACCAAGTTTTAACTAGTTCTGTTGAATTGGTACAAGCTCTTGCACAATTGGTACAAGATTCTGCTCTTACTAACGCTAGTACTATCGAAGTACTTGATGTTACTACAGCAGGTAATGCTGCTAAAATTGATGCTTTAGTTGTAGTTGGACTTCCACACACTCTTGCAGCTTACTACGATAATGTAGAACAGCAAATGGTACTTCCCCAAATTAATTTGGGTGGAGATTTCCTAACTGCAGCTACAGATCCTGTTGTTGTAACAGCTTATCCGCAAGAAGGTACTGGTCATTCACGTAAGTGGGATCTTTACAATAAGTGGAGAAATCAATTGAATATCCATACTAAACAAGTTCAACCACAAGGTGATTGGTTTAGTGAAGGTAAATCTTATATTGATTTAGCTAAATCATTTTACACTTCATATATGATTGAGTATTTCGATACCGAAAATACTTTGACAAATGAAGTACTTAGTCCTAAGTCTGCAATTCTCTTATTTAGAGGTGAGCCACTTAGTTCTTTTACTGTAAACGTAGCAAACGTAGTAACGAGAATTGCTGCTGGTAATACTCCAGTACCATTCTCTACTTCTAATGATGCAGGCACAGGAACAGCTTCCGCTGTAACAGTTGCAGCCGTTGAAGCTGTATTAACAGCATGGTTGGAACACGCTAGAACTACTGGTACTAACTTTAAAGTTGGTGGAGATGCAGTAGCTGGTGGAGTTTATTTATCTTAAATATTGAAAAGGGGTTTTTTGCTGTAATGGCAAAAGATCCCTTTTTCTTTTTAAATTCAAACAATGGGAAAATACGATAAATATAGCAGGATAATACTGCCTCTTAATGTTGTTAAAACCCAGCTAACTTCTGCGGTAAATAAATCTCAATCTATTATCACAACTGCTGGTCCAGGAAATGAAGGTATTGATATAGCGATTTGGGTACAGGAGAAGATAAATGATGGCACTATTGATCTTGGTGGATTTGTCCCCGCTGTTTCTACTAATTTAAGTTTTAGTAGAGATTCTAACACTATTACAGTAATATCTGACACTGGAACAGATGCAGTGTTACCAACTGCAACATCATTAGTTGCTGGAATATTAACTGCTTTAGATAAGACAAAGTTAGATGCATTACCAATTCTAACAGGAGTTCCAGATGCAAGTCTGGATTTAGGAATTTTTACAGATTCCGTAATTCCTGCAAACTCAACTATTAAGGAAGCTTTACAAGCTTTAGGTACTGCAGTAGATGGAATACCTACTATTACTTTTGGAGATCTTACCTCATCAAGCTTACCTATTTCTATAGTAAATGGAGCCAATTCTATTTTAGGATCTGGTACGGACATTGAATTCTATCCATCATTTGTAGATTTAGCTACGTTAGGTGGAGTTTTAGAATTAACACAGTTAGATAGAACAGGAGCCACAACTGGAGATTTTATTCAATTTAATGGAACGGATTATGTTCCAGCAACTTATACTGCGCCAATTCCAGATCATAATGATCTGACTAATATACAAGGTGGTACTACTGGAGAGTACTTTCACTTATCTGAAGATTTATATAATCTTATTACAAACACAACTGCTAATACATTAATTGGTAGGATTTCAACAGCTGGACCTATACAAGAATTAACACTTGGAGGATCTATTGTTTTTAACTCAACTACAATTCAGTTACAAAATGATAATGTTACTCCTGGTAATTCTATGTATTACGGTACAAACGGATCTGGAGCTAAAGGTTGGTATTCTGCATTATTTTCAGGCGTAACTAGTTTATCAGCTACAGATTCTGCAGATATTGATTTTACAGTAACAGATCCAACAACTACACCAAATATAACTGGTGTATTAGTAAACACTGGAGTAACTGCTGGAACTTATGGTACAGCTAGCTCTGTTGGAACATTTACTGTAAATGCAAAAGGTCGGATTACATCGGCTACAAATACACCTATTTCATTAACTTCTTCTAACATTTCTGATTTAACCGAAGTTGTACAAGATACCTTAGCAACTACTTTAGTTGCAGGATCTAACATATCAATAGCTTATAATGATACTTTAGGTACAATTACTATTGGTACAACTTCTAGTTATGTTGGTGTAGCAAATAGAATAGCTTGGTGGTCAGATCCTTCTACTTTAACTACAGATATAGATTTAGGGTTTGACGGACAATACTTAACTGTAGGTAATCCATCAGCTGGATCTATCTCAAGAATAACATCTAAAGGAACAGGGACCTCGTTATCAACATATGGTTATGTACATCAAAGTTCTATTGGTACAGAAGTATTTAAAGTTGCTGACAATGGAGCTATTACAGTAGGTGCATTACAGGAAGTATATATACATCCTGATTCAATAAACATTTCTACAGGAGGTACTTTTCCAATACAAGTATCTGGTGGAGATCTTTTCTTGTATTCTGATAGTACAGTCATTGTTGAGGCTGGTGGTACAGCAACAAATACCCCATCTTTTAAATCCATAGCTACTCGCTCTACTAATATAGGTGCTATGTACAATGCTCAGATAATGGGTACTGTAAATGTAGCTACTGGTGGAACAAATACTTATACGGATTTATTAATAGATACGCATATAGATCAAGGATTACATACAGGTATTATTCGATCTGCTCATATTAAACCTGTTATTACAACAGTTAATAATTATCGAGCACTTGAATTAGATGCTCCATCAACAGAACATGCACTATATATAAACTCGGGTAAAGTAAGAGTAGATTTTCCTACTAATGCTACTGGAGATATTATTTATAGAAATGCTTCTGGAGATTGGGAGAGATTAGCTGTAGGAACTTCTATGGAAGTATTAGGATCTAATGGAACTATTCCTGTATGGACAACAACAGCAGGATCTTTACCCGGAGGTACTAACGGAGACATCCTAGTTTATTCAGGAGGATCTTGGGTTTCAGGAACTTCTCTTAAAGAAAAGATTTCTGGGATTACTGGCACAGGGTTTAACTTAGCTGTTACTCCTTTAGCTGACATGCAAATTCTAATATTTCGTAACGGACAATACTTAGATGATACTGATGATTATTCAATAGTTGGAACATCTGTTACAATGGTGATGGCGCTAGTTCCCTCTGATAAAATAACTGCAATATATTATATATAATGGCACAAACTAAAATTAAACAAAATCAATTCCTTCCCTCGACTACTCCTGGTTCATTAATAACCTCGGATGCGTCAAACGTTTTCGTTATAAATGCTCCAGCTACAGGATCAGATAAAATTCCATTTTACGACGATTCTGCTACGGCTATTGCATACCTTACATTAGGTACAAATTTATCCATTTCCGGTACTACACTTAATGCTACTGCAGGTGCTGGTGGATACGCAACTGTTCAAGAAGAAGGTTCAACTGTTGGAGCATCAAATACAACTATAAACTTTATTGGTTCAGGTATTACCGCAGCAGATGCTGGTTCAGGTGTTACTTCTGTAACCATGAATACATTTTTAAATACGCTAGCAACAGCTGGCAATATTAACTTAGCTACTGTTGTAACAGGAACTCTACCTGTAGCCAATGGCGGTACAGGAGCAATTACCTTAACTGGATTACTTCAAGGTAATGGTACTTCAGCAATCACCGCTATCCCGAACTCCTCTACTGTAGGACAAGTTCTTAGAGTAACTGGAGCATCAACATATGCTTGGGGAGCTTTAGATTTAGCTGATACTGATGCTGTAACAGGCGTACTTCCAGCAATTAATGGTGGTACTGGCCAATCTTCTTATGCAGTAGGTGATATTCTTTATGCGTCTACTACTACAGCATTATCTAAATTAGCTGACGTTGCTACTGGTAATGCACTTATTTCAGG